CTGATCTATTGATGTTAAATTATTAACCGTGAATGTATTACCATTAGGTGATGAATCTGTTCCAAGTGCTGCAGAATTTTGAAACTGTAAGTTAAATCCATTAGTGCCAAAGGTTCCTGTATAAGGAATCGGGGTCCAAACTCCATCTGAGTTTGCAACTCCGAATGATGTTGGTGCTAGTTGTTGACCATCTACAAAAATTACTTCTGACATGTAGCCATCAAAATAATTACTACCACCTGAGTTTCTTCCAATATATTGTGCTGAATTATTATTTATACTAAATTCTCCATTTTGAGTTGGATAAGTTGACCTAGCAAGTGAAGTAACTTGTGAGCCATTTACATAAAGTTTTACTCTATTTGCAGCTGTTCCTTGTGTAGAATCAAAAGCAACTACTAAATGGTAAAATGCAGAAACATCTCTAAATACTTGATTAGTTACAACATCAATAGTTGAAGTATTTGTATCTGTTAAAGCAAATTGATCAGCAGAATCAACTGTTTCAAAACAAATTCTATTACTGTTATCAGCAGCAAGTAAGTTTTGTTCTCCACCTAAATTGCTTCTTTTAACCCATGCACTCCATGTCCAAGTTCTTCTATTTCCAGCACTACTTGGTGTTCTGTTTAAATAATCTGAACTTCCATCATTAAACCTACATGAGTTAGTCGTGAATAATGCTCTTTGAGGCCAAGTGTCAGTTACTTTTGCTTCGTACTGTTCTTCTTGTTGCCATACACCTGTTGCTGTAGTTGAAGTTGGAGTGTTTACAGTTCCGATAATTCCGCCATTTGCCATAGCTAATTACCTCCCTATACCGCTATAACGTCGTAAGATATAACTAAATCTAAATCTGACGCTGCACTTGCTCCACCTTTAAGAACGTCAGCCTCCATTAAATATATTGGGGTATCTAATATAACTAAAGTTGCATCTGCTGGAACCGAGATAGTTTTTGCTAAATGAAAAGTTCCTGAAGTGTCAAAGTTAGTTACGCCAGCTGATGTAAAATTGGCTTTTGTTACTGAAAGTGTAACATCTGCTGCGGCTGCTCCATCAACGTTAGCACACGTAATTCTGTTTATTTTTAATAATTTTCCTGATGACACGGTCATCAAAGTTGTAGTTGTAGTAGCGGTTAAATTGTAACCTACCGATTCACCGAAAATTGTTGCTACTGCTACTATATTTGGATTCGCCATAATTTATTTCCTATGTTTGTTTTTTATCCGAAAATCATTGCCATTGCAATAGCTTTTCCTGTTGATATACCGAAAGTTGATGTTGCTACCCATTGTGTGTTCCCAGAACCATCTGTTGTAGTTAAAGCAAAATTTGCTGATCCTGCTACTGCTGTGGGTAATGTTATAGTATAAGATGCTGAAACTGTTGCCGGAGCATCTATTCCTACATATTCTGTACCTGAGTTATCCCCTAATCTTAAATCACCTTCTGCATCAATTAAAAGATTTGTGTCATCCCACGTTAAATTTGCTGAAGCTCCAAAAGCACCACTATTATTAAACTGAACCTGTGTGTCTGATCCTGCTGGAGTTGCTACAGTGTCTATTTCAATTTCATAAACACCTGTGTTAGTTGCCACACCATCAAGGTAAATAACTTTCCAACCTTTATTACCTGTTGCAAAAGTAACTGTTGCACCTGAACCAGATACAGCTTTTAATTGAACTGTTTGTGCACCTGATGTACTATTTTTAATAAAATAAAAATTTTCTGTAAGTAATGGAAAAGTCACAACTCTGCTACCAGATATTGATCCTGTTAATTCTATAACTCTTTGTTGAGCAGTACCTGTTAAAGCACCATCTGCTATTGTTAAAGCTGTTGGTGTTCCTGAATCAGTTACCGCTTGAGAATTAAATCCACCTGTTAACTGTTCAATAAGACTTAAATTTGCGTTTGTTTTTGTTCCCCATGTACCGGCATTTTCGCCAGTTGCCATTAGTTCTAAACCAAGATCTGTATATGTGGATGCCATAATTTTGTTCTCCTAAGCTACGTGTGTTACATCTGTATACGATGTTTCGCCTTCAACGTCAACATCGGAATAACTTGCACTATTTGTTTTATCGACAGCAGTATAGTTGGTATTTCCTACAATATCAACATCTTGGTATCCTATTATAATAATATCTCCTACACTAGATGTAGCTTGTTGTCCTTCTAGACCAATGACCATTGGTGTAGGTGTTATTGCACCAACAGCAGAAGTAGTCGATAAACCTGTTAAAGGAACTCCTATTTCAGGGACCAAGGATCCTACAGAAGATGTTGCTGATACACCTGTTAAAATTTGTGTTATTTCTATTGATAAAGATCCTACAGATGTTGTTGCTTGTTGACCCGATGGAGACTCAGTTAAAGCATCAAGAATTATTCCACCAACTGAAGATGTAGTTGCTTGACCTGTTAAACCTATAGACATTTCTGCTGGAGAAAGAGAACCTGTACTAGAAGTAATACTTTGACCTGTTGGAATTACTACAGATGTTAAATTAAAACTTAGACTACCAACACTAGATGTTGTTTGTTGACCAGTTAGTCCTACAGTCATTTCTATAGGAGATAATGATCCTACACTAGATGTTACACTTACTCCTGTTAAATCTACAATAGATAATACACTTGGAGTTATGGAACCCACAGAAGAAGTTGCACCTACACCTGTTGGTATAACAATCTGAGTATCAGAAGTAGTGAGACTTCCAACTGATGTTGTTGATTGTACACCTGTTGGCTGTACCGCATATTCAACACCCCAACCAGAGTTACCCCATTCTTGTCTACCCCAACCTTCTTGGTTAGATGCTTCTACACTACCTATTGATGATGTTGTTGATACTCCGGATAAACTAATGGTAATATTATCGTCACCCCATTCGTTGGATCCCCAAGTATTATTACCCCAGGTTGATGCCATAAGGAGTTCCTCCCTATGCTATACGAAGGATTGCGTTAGATGCGTCTGCTGTTGGAAATTGAATTGTGAAAGTTCCAGATGATACAGTTTTGTCTCCACCAAATGCGATTGCACAAACTGCTCTATCAGCGTTTGTATCGTTATATATTAAACAACCATTAGCTGTAAATGACGCAGAAGTAAAACTAATATCTGCAAAGTCACAACATGCAGTGTCAGTTGATAATGCAGGAGTAACACTAACAATTACTTTTCCACCAGCTGAATAAGCAGAACCAGATGTGTTAGATATTTCGTTTGATGAACTATAAGCTGTTGTTGATTTATTTAAAGTAGCACTACTTGTGTATAAAGCTAATTTAAAACTGTTTCCAGATGATGCTGTAAAATTGTGTAAAGCTTGTAAAACTTCTGTTTTAAAACTGTTACATACTGCTGATGTTATTGCCATAAAAAATCTCCTAGTTTAGGGTGAAGGTGATTTGACTTGTATTCTGACAGTTCCATCAGTGTAATCGTCTCTTCTTCTTCTCCCAATTTGCATTCCTGCAAACTGTTGTATTGATGTTTTATACTTATTCTCATAGAGTGTCAACATCTCCATTGGACCTTTTAAAAATGCAAATGCTTCTACTAAACAAGCATACAATAGTCCTTGTGGAAAGTAATTACTTATGTATGTAGTAGAATTACCATCACTACCAGAACCAAGTCCTACTGGTGTTTTATTGTAATATATTCTAAATTTGTAAGCTGCATCTGGTGTAGGAGCTATATATAACCCTCCAGATGTCGTATCTGTTTTAAGTGTAGCACCACCAAACATAGCGTAGTATTTTGGAAAACCGGTTACATCTTGTGCAGTTAAATCACCTTCTGGTCCCGTCAATCTATCAGTATACTCAGATAAATATGTCTGATCTTTTTTTTCTAACCAAGTTCCCGCACCTGTAGTGTTTGCTGTTGAATTAAATACTTCAATACCTCTAACAAATAGAGCACCAGCTGGAACGTTAATTGTATTATTGTCAGTAGATAATGTACCTTCTTGTACAAACCTATCTGAGTCCATAGGTAACTCAGTATTAATTCTATACTCAGCAGCCATTATAAAACCATCTAAGATAGTTGTTGTAAATACAGTATCATCAACCTCAGTATAATCTTTGATTGCTTGTTTTAAAGTTGTGTATGTATAAATTGAAACTCCTGACATAATTAACCTCTATCATTTATTGGGCCGTATGTACACTGCAAACCACCACCTGCTAAATATGTGCCAGCTACAAAATCCATACCTATAGCAAGAGCTGGAACTAAATAACTATTTTCTTCTGTAACAGTTGTATTAGCGTCATTAACGGAAGTAGTTTGTACCATTGTAACAGGTCTAGAACCATACACTTTAGATCCCGCTGTATGAAAATTTGCTGTTGTTTTTTCAGGACTAACTCCTCTATAAGGAGCTGAAGTACCTCTTGCAACTACATTAAAAATATTATTAGTTCTGTTTCCCCCAGTATATTCAATTACTTCGTTTTCAAACATACCTGTTAGCTTGTTAACTTTTTCAATCATCATAAAACCTGAAGAAGGCCATGTACTACCTAACGTAGTAACAGTCGGCATATCATCTAAAGTAATTGTTGTATCAGTTGCATTTATTGCATTAGTTAAAGTTGTGGCTAATTCTAGTTCTACTACTTTATAATAAATAAGTTGGTCACTATCAAATAAAGGAGTTTTAACATTTCTAAATCTAACATGATCTCCATTTACTAAATCACTATTCGCTGCATTAACACTAAGTGCTGTTTGTGTAGGAACGAGATAAGTAGAACTAAGTTGAAAAGGATTATTTGGTAAAAAATCTTCTGTTGGAAATTCT